CCAATATCTTTGAAACAGGCCTAAACATAACACACACACCATTACTTAACCTTGTATAAGCGTGACCACAAAAATTCACATGTTCAGGACAATCACTAAGAACAGGATCTTGCTGCAATATACCAAACGTGCCATATCCTTTAACAATAACATTACTCAAAGCAATTACATCATCATACTCACCAACAATAAGACCATCATCACCTTCAATAAAAACATCTAATCGATCATAGTCAACCCCTGCCAAAATACAACAATACCTGGCTAAAAAACAATTTATAACCTTATTTCCTATAGAAGTGTTCCAACAACCACTTCTCCTAAATGATCTTCCTGCAACCAAATTACCGCCAGGCAATAAAACCTCATTAAAAAAATTAAAACCCCAAGTGTTACAAATAAAACTACAAAGCTTTTCTTTCAACTCACCACTAATATTAGATCTTGAAATCAATCTCAAAAAGAACTCAGTCTCAATATCACCTAGCAATGTAGTTACATGTCCATCCCATTTAGAACCCTCTAATTCAAGAGCTAAAGGTTTTTTATATTTATCAAACGCATTAACAATCCTTGTAGCTCGGTCAACAATAGAACCACTAACACTTTCCTTCAAACCATGTTTTACACCCAAAGCCTGCTGCAAACAATATGTTAAAGCGTATTCAGCTAAACGAACTTCAGCACACTTATATTGGAATATTCTACATGGTTTGTAATTATTAGACCTACTATCCAATTCTAAACGTTCAATTTTTGGACTAGCTTGCCAGTACTGACACATTGTACCACCATAAATACATTTACTAATATTTGATTCAATTGTTGCTTTAAAAACTGAATTATCAAGATTATCCCGAATAGTGCCAGAAAAATTACTAAATATACCACATGAACTACTCTTGTTACAAAAATCAAAAACCTTATTAACTGGTAAAATCTCATAATCATCAAGTGAACTCATATCAAAAGAATTAACCATAGAATCAATTAACGAAGAAATACAATCAATATCAACCATATCTACTTTTTCCTCAAAATTATATCTCGCATAAAAACCTTTATAAACACCAAAGAAACTACAATCTGGAACAGCAAAATTACCAATCAAAGGTGTAGTAGTCATACTAGAAACAATAGCATTTTCAATAAAACCAACTGTTGTACTAAAACTAATAGATGTATCAGGAACTTCCGCAGTTGCAACAATAAAAAAACTACCCTGATTATCAAGAAAAAGGGAAGTTGGTTCAGTTTTAACAAATGAATACTTACTATCACAAAAAACCTTTGAACCACTTCTCTTGAAAATACTTTGATGGAAAGCAACAGTTCTCGGTTCATAAGGAAGTGATAATTTTATTGTATTTAAGAACAACCTACGCCTCATATAAACTTCATTCCTCTTCTTTGTTGACTTTATTATATCCTCTTTTTCTAAATAAAACAAAAGCCTATTATCCAAAACGCGCTTTGACAAATCCAAAGTGTCAATACCATAAACAAACCATGGAACTTCACCTTTACTACCACAAACATCAACTGAAACTACTATATCTCGCTCAACACTTTCAGCCAAGACTGCACTTTTGTATTGTCTTTCCACAACATATGAAACCAATTGCCCATGAGGATCTATATCCTTAGGTAAATCAACAATAGTAGGTTCAGCTTTTAAAGGAACAACAAATGCATCATTCTGATAATTAACTCCACAAAACTGTAAACCTGTATGAACAACCGATAAAAGATCTGCTGTGATA